TTAAGCTAATGCGCTAACCGCCTCCTTGATTACACGCCAAATTCCTTCACCAGATGGAATATAGCCATTCTCCTGGCAGTAACAAAAGAATCTGTAACCCCGATCTATCAAGGAAGCGATGGTTACCATTTTGGTAAAAACTTGCTTCGATGAAATCGAGTGTTTAGCGGATTCTCGTCCCCTGCCTGCAGAATTACATGCAATCTTTTTACTCTTACTACGGTGGGTTGAATTCTGGTTTCGACGTGGCTTTTTCATATCCGGTTTCCTTTTAGGGATATGAAGCAAGCCACCATAACCGTCTGTCGCCCGGGTAGTTTGGCAAATAAGAAATGTGGGCGTGAACGTTAATATCAACGATTATGATTCATTAATTACATTTATTTACATAAGGTTTTGCTTATAGATTTCACGTTAAAAGTAAGTTTACATTTGTAAGATAACTCATATACCATACCCCCCTATAGTAGAGGGTAAAGTGCGTAACCTAATGTTATTGTTCATTTAATTTTATAATTTTTCCTTCCGGGGGCGTATTGGGGGCAAACCCTAAACGCTGGTTTAGCAGCTCTACCTGTTCCCCGTCGAACTCTTTGATCCATGCTGAGTACACCCTGTACACCATTTCCGCATCTTCGTGCCCGAGCTGGCTGGCGATGAACGACGGGTTCGCGCCTGCGGCCAGAGACCAGCATGCAAAAGTATGTCTGGACTGATACGGTGCCCGGCGACGAATACCTGCTTTCTCAACGCACACATCCCAGCGATCTGATACTGACTGCGTGGAAAAATACCTGCCGGGATTTTTTGTTTTCAGTCCAGGCAGAAAAACGAAGCGATGTTTCTGTAATTCAGTTTTCCCGTACTCCCTGAAATGCTGAACGATCTCTGTTTCTGGCAGATGCCCGGTCAGAGTGTATTGCGCACGCAGCGCATCGAGAGCAGGGGCGAGAAGGGTGATCACCCGGTCGCCGGCTTTGGTTTTTGGTGGGACAAAATCACCCTGGGCTGTCAGGTTGCGCTGGATATGAATCTTACCTGATTCAAGATCGACGTCATCCCAAGCGAGAGCAGCAAGCTCGCCGTGGCGCGGCCCGGCGTTCATCGCGAACTGCCATAAATTTCTATCCTGGCCGTTGATCGCCAGCATCATGGTGGCGTATTCATCCCGCTGCAACGGGTCAGGTTTTTTCCGGTCTTTGTGCAGTTTTGTGATGTGCTCGAAAGGCTTATCGGTAATGAACCGGCTGCGGTGAGCAAAGCGCAGCATCTGGCAGATCACAGAGATATAGTCGTTAACTGTATTAACACTGCGGCCCGTTTTTTTCCGTTTGTTTCCTTCCGCGTAAAAACTCTCTCCCCGCAATAGCTCCTTCCTGTACCGCAGCATGTCACTGTGAGTAATATCCACAATCAGCGTATTTTCCCCGATAATTCGATTAATCGTTTTGAGCTGGGCAAGCAGTCGCGTCATAGTATTCCTTGAAACGTCCTCCTCTTTGGCGGCCAGCCACAATTCGTTGAGATCGCCCCAGGTGTAAGCCACGCGGGTAGACGTAAATTTCTGAACGGCTTTTGACTCAGGGAACCGCCGGGAATAGTCAAACTCTCCCATCTGGATTTCGCTGACGATCAACGCTCGCAGGTTTCCGGCCTTTTTGATATTTGCAGGGGTGTTCACCCAACCTTTCAGCACCTCGCGGCAACGCTTGCCGCGGTAAGTGAAAGTGATACGGATTTTGCCGTTATGGATTTCAACACCAGTTGGAAAAGACATTACAGCTCCTGCACTAACTGATTGATGCGAGGGTAGTTGTACCAGAGGAGACCGCGTTTGGTTTCTCCGCCTTTCATGGACTGGCGTTTGAAGTGTATACCTTCCAGCCAGGGGCCACTGCGGAGAGCTTTTATTTGCCGTTCGCTCAGGCCCGTAAGTGCAGTCAGTTCTGCTTCAACAACCCATTCTTTATTAAAAATGATTTGCGCCATGTCTAACCCCATGACGCCGCCACGATACCGCGGCGGCAGATAGTTTGTTGATTAACAGAAATCAGTCATCCAGCAGGTAACTCAACAGCCGGGAGACAAAGTGCCCGACGGCAAAAACCACAACGATAAACAAGGCGATTGCATAGAACCCAATCATTTACGTTTTCTCCCCATGATTTATGCCAAAAGTTCTGATGCACGACGAAACTTACGGCGGCGCGGCTTTCTTTTCCGTTTAGCGCCAAGAGGTACGACCTGCGGTCGCGCCGGAGGCAAAGCGAAAACGTGCTCACTGAGTCGGCGGCGGCTGTTCATGTTCCAGACCAGCCAGGCGGTCCAGTCGCATCCGTCGTCGATGATTAATGAAGTACCTGCAGCTTCTTCAACCGGCTCGGCTTCAATGATTTCTTCGTCGTCCATCAGATGCCGTCCTGGTTGATCACGCTGTCAGCAAGCTCTATGGCCATAGCCGGTAAATCATCAAAGTCAGCACGATAGGACGGGTTGGCGCACATACCCTGCATGGTGGCAAGAATGAGCTGCTGCCGGTAGTTCAGTGGTACCGCGGTGCGTGTTTCAGGAACTGGTTCTGCTGCTTTTTTCGGTTTAGCCGTGATGACTGGCGGATCAAGCACGACCGCTTTCGGTGGTGCCGGGCGGCGGTATTCAACGATCGCATCAAGGGCGATCTTCTGACGCACGCTGATATCGTCAGACCAGCTATCCAGCATGGTGGTTGCCACGTCGTGGATCTCCTCGTCGGAGAATTCAGGAGACAGGCAAAATTCTGTGGTGGTGATATCGGCCATTAGCAGCGGAATAACATCAGAAACGAGCTGGCCGGTGCATGCCACTACACCTTCTGCTTCTTCTTTCCCCATGATGTTGGTGCGTCCAGAAATAAGGTCATTAAGCGCATGCAAAATCGCAAAGTCGCGATCATTTGGTGCAGGTGGTACTTCCTGTTTTCCGACCTCATTTGAGGGCGAATTATTAATCAGTGCATCAACAGAGAAGACTCCGCCGCCCAGGTTCTCCACCCGTGGTTGGTCAATCGCTTGCTCTTCTGGTGCTGGGCTCTGAGCGAATGCCTCGTTGAGTTCTTTGTTGAGTTGCGCAGCTTTGCCTGGGCAAACTGCTGGTGGCAGAGCTTCGCCCGGTACAGACGGTTTGGTTTCATCATGAGAAACATTCTCTTTAATCGTTTGAGGCATAGGAGAAGAGGAGCGGCCACATGCAATGTCGACGATCAGCGGATCAGGTTTCGAGTGATCTGATTCGGTCATGACGCGGTTGAAATACTCGCGGTGTTTAACCGGGTCTTTCCAAAGGTCCTCTGGAGCCGTTTTTACCACGGCAATATTGATTGCTCGCGAGAAGTCCAACCCGCCTGGTGTAGAAATGAACATGCGGTACCATGCGTTGAATTCTTCATCGGTACCTGACAGTCGGATCTTCTCAGCCTGCTGATATAACGGCATGTCTACTGTGTAGATGTTGAATTCATGTTCACGCGCCAGCAGGCCTAAAGCGATTTCGTTACCCAGACTGTCTTTGCTGTGCTTGAAATTGCGATCTGTAGGAGCCCCAGTTCTAAGGCGTGCGCCTGAGTCAGTGCGAATTGCTTCTTCATCTTCATTTTGCGGAACGTTGGTCTGTGGGCGCTTATCGACCGAGGTATCGAGCCACTTCTCCATAACTTTTGAGCGTTCCGGCCATTTAGCATTGGGCTTTAACTTCTGTGCCACGTATGCCAATAATTCAACCTGTTTCTCTGGGTGAAGAGAAAGGATCCGCGGCAGATGGTGAATTGCCTCCATGTTCTCACGTTCTGGAGTGCTTTCTGTGTCAACAGAGAGATCAACAATTTGATTGTATTGCGCGGAGTCAACTTCTGTTATCGGGCCAAACAGAGCCAATGCTGCAGCCTGAAAGCAGGTGGAAAAACCGCTGACAGACAACGTTTTTACCTCAGAGATGCCATCGCTTTCGTCGGTGTCTGACTGAGGCGCTGCAGCTGGTTCGCCTGCGTTCACATTCCATACTGCCACGCTATCAAAAAACTCAGGTGAGAAAACATCAAGATTAGGGCAGGGGATACCTTCGCGGTGTTCCCAGATCTTTACCTTGAAATAGTCTTCAATATGCTCGGGATAAGCTGCCGCAAGCTTGCCAAAAATAACTGCTTCCGCGATCCCTTTATTCAACGCACTAACGGCAATTGCCAGCGGCTTCAGGTCAGGGAACTTTTTTAGTGCCTTATCTTTCGGAAAATAAGCGCCACCAAATATTTTTAATTCAACAGACATAATTACCTCTTTACCATTTAAATGGAGTGCCTGGGCGTGTATGCCGCGGGCGTTGTGTATTACTGAAATTTGATTTCGCTGCTTTTAATAACTGGCGTTTAAATACAACCTCTTTACAGGTCTGGCAGTAATAATTTTCTCGGCGGTACGCGCCGCGGCCAGACGGCATACTGAATAACTCAGATTTTGGGTATGGCTTTCCGCACCCGGTGCAGTTGCGGGTTTCATCTTCCATATGAGTACCTGTTAAAAAGGCCGCCCGGAGAGAGGGCGGCAAAGACTACACACAGCAATTAATGTTGAGCGGTGCTTAATTCCCCTGCATGAATGATTTTTTCGACGGGATAGCAATTAGCATTAAAATAACGCTCTTCGTAAATAACTTGATTGCATTCTGCCTGCGTGTCGTAAACTTCTTTGACTACTTCAGTGCATTCAATGCTGCTGGAGCAGATCGTTAAAACGAGCGCGAATAATGGGGTCACGATTACACACCTCAGCAATAATTAACGTTTTTTCGGCGGCAACTTCGTGCAGCATTTCCTGATCATCAAGAAATTCGGCAATGGTTTTTTTATTGTTCAACGCAGCAAGAATAGCGTTGAGTTCAGTAATATTAATTGTGCGCATGCAATACGGCCTCACGCAGACGGGCGGTTGTTTCGTTAAGCGCCTTTTCCTGCTCCTCGTGCAACTTTTCGAGCTGCATGATCTGACACTCACGGCAGCGGGCATCACAAGCTGCACCACATGTTTTGGCAATAATCGCCACCTCAATGATTGGTGCTGGGCGTTCGATCGTTACGCTCGGAGCGCCAGCTGCCCACAGAGCTTCGCAAGCAGCGATCGCCGCTTCAAGATCTGCATCCCCATCCGGGATAATTTTAATTGCCATTGAATTCTCCTTTCGCCCTTAAGGCCGGGCCGCCGAACGTTTGAACCTATCGCGCGGTGATTTGCTTCGATGGGTTGATGATACTACATAAAGTAGCTTTATCAATACCAAAAGTAGAAATAAATGCAAATATCACAACTATAAGTAGCTTTAAACGACGTAAAAAAACCAGCAAATGCTGGTTTCATAAGGGGTTAGTGCACGGTGGAGTGTTACTTTTTACTGTAAAAATCTTTTATCTGCTTGTAGCGCGCTTCGAAAGACAACAGCATGTTTCTGGCTTCAATGTATGGGAATTGCCGGAAGACACGCAGCAACCGTTTCTCGTCTTCACTCAAAAATGAAAAATCCTCGATCCCTGATAACTCTCCTTCTACTTTCTGTTCCCCTGGTTCGATGATAGTTATCGGAAGTTTGCCGGTTTCTGCAGTTATGCCGTACTCCAGCCAGGATGGCTCAACACCTAACCATTGAGCTATGCGTGCAATTTTTTCACCGCGTGGTTTAGCAGTCCCAAGCGTATAACGCCGGGCCATCTCGTAAGTGACATCGCAGGCCAGACTAAGATCCTTGACGGAGAGCCTTTGACGCTCCATTTCGTCACTTAGCCTGGTGGCGAATTCATGATGTGTATTAGTTTTTTCTACCATAGGTAGAAAAGTAATAGATGTTGCGTTAATAGTCATTTCTATTTTTTGTAGTTGCAATGCTACTTAATGTAGTATTATGCTACTTTCATTCAATGGGAGAGCATGATGACTACAACCTATAAAAACATCACAGAAAAAGCAGTTAGGACGATCGGCAATGTTTCCGCTGTATCGCGCCTATTCGAATTCAAGTCTTCTCAATCCGTAGCGAACTGGATTCTACGTAACAGAGTACCCAGCGAGCGCGTAATTCGGCTTTGTCAGCTTGGCGGGTGGGCTGTTACTCCGCACGAACTACGCCCCGATCTGCATCCAACACCAACCAGCGGTATTCCGGATGGTACCGCGATCACCCACAAGGAAGATGATTAATGGAAATCAAACACGAGCATATCCAGTGCGTGCTTTTGGCCTGGGCTGCGGAAGTAGGGCAGGCGCATGCAGCGGAGGCCATTACTGCCAAATACATCCGCCTGGGTGGCGGCGCGCTGCCGCTGGTGCCCGGCAACACCTGGAACAACCAGCAGAACATTTTCCACCGCTGGCTTGACGGCAGCACGCCGCAGCGCCGTGCAAAAATCCGCGAGCTGCTGCCCGCTATCCTGGCCGTTCTGCCGCGATCCATCCGCCACCGGCTGAGCATCTACGACACGATCGAACGTCGCGCGCTGCTGGCTGCTCAGGACGCACTGGGCGCTGCGATTGACGCCCACGATGATGCGGTGGAGTCGCTTTTCAAAAAAGTCATGCAGCACGCTGCTGCTGATTCACCAAAGTTTCACTGATCCGGAGGCAACTATGCGAACCAGCCGGGATGTATCTGCCAGCGACTTAATCAGTCGCATGAAAAACGCGATGGCCAACGCGGCGCCGGGCGCGCCTGCGGAACAGCGCACAGACATGATCCCCGGCATGAGATACCGCGCAGAACGCGGGCGCATAGTGACAGTTTTGCGCTGCTCGCAGTACCGCGTTGTTTATCAGCGTGAGGGCTACAGCGGCGAAAGCGAAATGAGCCGCCGGGAGTTCGATCGTAAGTTCACAGAGGTGATGTCGTGAGCAGCAAATTACACGGTCTCGTTTGGGAGGGATGTGCACATGCAGGGCTCGGTATATCCCGCGTGGCGCTAATGGCCCGCCTTGCCGACTACAGCAACGCTGACGGCGTATCCTGGCCAGCTATCGAGACGCTCAGGATTGAGATCGGTGCCAAAAGTGAAACCACTATCAAAAACGCTTTGGCGGAGCTTGTGGCGGGGGGATGGATTAAAAAAATTGAGCGCAAGCTTGGGGGCCGTAACCTCACCAACGTGTATCAGATCAACATTAAAAAACTTGAGTCGGCTGCTGCTGCTGGGCGCCAAAAAATCCAGGAAGAGAGAGCCAGGAAGAAAGGGGGCAGATGTCTGCCCGCAGGTGAAGAGGATAAGGGGGCAAAATTTAACCCCTCAAATATTACCCCCTCACCTGAGAAAAATAAGGGGTCAAAAAGTGAGGGGTTAAATTTTGAGGGATCAAATATTGGTGAAAACCCCGGTTTACCCCCCCCAAAATTTGCCCCCGATCCGTCATTAACTACAGATCCGTCATTAAAGATCTCTTCGTCCGAGAATTCTGACGAATCCTCTGACGACGAAATTTCGCAATCAGCAGCCGAATCTACCCGCAAAGAGAAATGGGGCACACCTGAGGACCGTCAGTGCGCGGAATGGATCTTCGCCCGCATCCGGAGACTGTACGAAAAAGCCGCTGAGACCGACGGTGAAGTGAGCCGCCCGAAAGATCCCAACTGGAATGCCTGGGCGAACGACGTTCGGCTGATGCGCACTATCGACGGTCGCACGCATCGCCAGATTTGCGACATGTTCAAGCGGGTACAAAGCGATCCGTTCTGGTGCCGCAACGTGCTTAGCCCATCGAAGCTACGCGAGAAATGGGACGATCTGACGCTGAAACTGGCTCCGGCGGGACATGCCAGCGTTATGCGTGCCACTTTCGACGATGACTATTACAAAAACGATTCTGAGGCTGCTGCGAAAGCGGGTTTCAGGGTCGACCGAAATTAATCTGGAGAAAATATTATGGAAACCGTATTAGACGCCTTAAAAGCCATGGGCAAAGCCACTTACCGTGATGTTGCTGCGCGCCTGGATATCGAACCAGTAGTAGCCCTGAACATGCTGCGCGAGCAGAAAGAGCAGGGGCTGTGTGATTTTTCAGACGGCGGCTGGTTTCTCGGTACCGCGACAGAGCAAAAGCCAAAGCGTATCCGGCCAAAACAGGAATCGGAGCTGGTTGACCGGATCCTTGCCGTGATGCAGGGGCAGGGAGCGATAAGCGCGGAGAAAATCGCAAAGCTTCTGGGTAAATCCTCCCGGGCTCTAAATGCCTCGTTGGGTGCCATGGGCAAGGAAGGGCGGGTGATACGCCATGTGGATGGGAAAAACATCACCTGGAGCCTGAAAAGCGACGATGCGTCAGCACCGGCAACCGCAGCCCCGATCGCTAACGCCAGCCAGGCCGAATCCGTACCGGTAGAGAAAACCACAGCCCAAATCGTTGAAGAAATCCCAGCATTCGCACCGCGCCCGGATGACCTGGTGATCCCCTCATCCCGTTTTATCTCGGACGAAATACGCAGGACTAAAGCGAAGCTGGTCAACCTTCAAAAACTCCAGGGCGCCATGCGAGAACTGCGCCGCCACAAATCCATGCTTCAGTGCCTGACCGGAGGGGAAAGTCATGTCAACGGGTAAAGCCTCTGCCGCTGTGTACGCACTGCATCGGCTTCTGTCCATCCAGTCTGGCGATCCGGTCACGCTCGACAGGCTTAATGAGCATTGCGGCGTGTCGATATCGTACCTCGAACAGATTTTTGCCGGTCTGCGCCAGGCGGGGTGGGTTGTTTCAACTCGCGGTCCCGGCGGGGGTTACGCCGTCACCGGAGATATCACCGTTGGTGATGTGGTGCGAGTGTTTGTGAAGAAGGGAGTTTTTCTGTCAGCGCCAGTGCTGGCGGCGCTTGATGGCGTGCGCATTGTCGATTTACCGGAGGGATTTTCGCAATGACTGATTTACCTGTCTGCCCTAAGTGCGGATTAAAACCCTGCATGACTCTGCGCAGCCGCGGTACCAACTGGGGATCTGCTGAGATTCGTTGTTCAAACGGCTGTCAGGACGTGCGCGCTGGGTTCTCATTCCCGCCCAGCGGTGAAGCGGCAGCGAAGGAACTTCTCAAATCCAAATGGAAAGCGCTAATCAATGGAGAGGCAAAAGCAGAATGACCATAGCGCACTCGGCGATTAGATTCCACGGCGGCAAATTTTCCCTGACATCACAATAAAATCTTCGCTTAAGATAAATTGTAATGCATTTCAAAAAGCGTTAGGTTAATGTTGAGGTAAAGAGGGTTTTTTCAAGTTAATAAAGTTTACTTTAAAAAGTGGGGGATGGATGTTTAAAGTTGAATATTTGTTTGTCTTTAAATTTGATTCAAAAATACAGACGGGTATTAATGCTATTATCTATAACTTGAAAGGCAATGATAGATTGAACTTTCAAAATGACTCTGCATTTCATTTCAATGATAAAAATTTTCACCTTGAAATAAAAGATGTTCGTAAAGAAGAAAGCGCTACGCACAAATCATGCAACTTGATATTTAGCACAATGGATGTAACAGAAAATGTTGCAGGCGCATTGGAGTTCCTTTTGTTCGAGGCTGAGATTACTAGCACGCTGAAACAAATACAACATGAAAGCTTAAAGATAATTGAGAATTCAGCTGCCGCTTATTTGGCTAAGGAAAGTTACATCCTCATTAATAAGACTGAAAATCAAATGAGGAAGTTGATAACTCTGTTCATGACCGCGAGCGTTGGCCCAAGTTGGGAAGAAAACAATACACCAGAGAATGTTGAAGAGTCTGTTAAAAATAAAGAGAAGTTGAAAGAAGATACTACTGCTAATTTGCTTTTTTATGTGGATTTCATACAGCTCTCAGCATTTTTATTCAAAGCTTATCAAACAATTGATAATAATGAGTTGTATGCAAAACTAAATAAAAATGAAATTTCTCTTGATGAAATAAGAGAAAGACTTATACCTAGAAGCAACTGGACTAGATACTTCCAATCTTATATGAGCACTAGTGATGTGCATATTACAAAAAAATGGAAAGAGTTATATGATTTAAGAAATAGCGTAGCCCACAATCGAAATATTAATGAATCAGACTTTAACTCTATTAAAGAGTTAACTCATTCATTGGGAAGAATCATTGATAAAGCAATCACAAAAGTTAATGAAATACAATTAACCGAAACGCAGAAAGGAGAAGTAAGTAGTGTAGTAAAAGATGAAATCAATCAATCTGCATTGAAAAATCTTACTACAGATTTAAATAATCATATTAACATCAACTATCAAAATATAGTTGATGGTGGTACCGTATTAAGCTCAATAGCTGATGGTTTGAATATATTAAATAACTTTAGCATTTCAAATCACACGTTGTCAAAATTGAATTTAATAAATAAACTAAATTCAAAAGATTATAAAATGATCATAGAAACTGACGATCAGGGTAGACCAACTGGTGGTTTTAAAATAATATCAAGTAAAAATAATAGTAATTGACACAGCGAATTATATATTACTGGTCGTGATTTATTCATATAAAACGCGACCAGTTCTCATTAGATTACTTTAAAATAATGCATATAACTTGATTTATATGCATTTAAAATTTGAAGAGATTCATCTAGATCTCTTGCAAACCATTTTTGTTTATTCCAACCTAAAGATGTTATTTTTTCCACTTGATTATTACAAGCGATAAAATCACGTTTAAAATCATTGGCGCCAGCCGTTTTATTTTTACAAAAACTTGAGAAGAGTTTTTTCGTAGTCAATGAACAACAATGTGCAATCTCTTCTTCAAAGTTTTGAGTCTGCTGAAACAAAAATATATTATGTTTTCTACTCATTAAATATTTTATGTTTTGTATAAATCTTTCGGCTTGATTAGTTATATCACTATCAAACACAACAATAATATCGCTATTTTTTGGGATGTTTATGGAGTATTTTTTTATACATTCACTCCAAAGGTTTTTTTTGACTATTTTTTTTGCTTGTATAGTGCTGTTTTTTTTCAAATAATTAAAGAGTGACATTTCTGTTTCCCCCTCAACAAAAATGATTCGAGTATTTAATACTTTTGACATTAGATTAATTCCTCGATCAGTGAAAGATCTGGAAGGACACCAAAGACATCATTTTCAACGTATTTGGATAAATTTCTGTCATTCTTTTTAAGGATTTTACTCGCGTCAACAAAAATTGTATTATCGTGTTCCTTTTTGAGGAATATAAATGAATGTATTGGAAGGTCTAATTTAAAAATATCACTGTTATGAGTTGTATAAAAGAACTGGCTGTTAATCGGAAGTTTTGCAATTATTAATGTAATAATGGCTCTTTCAAGTTCAGAGTGTACATATGCCATTCTCTCATCAAGAAAATATGCCATGCAAACAGTGTTCTCGTGCTCTTCCATTTCTAAATAATCAGCTTGAATTGCACTTATGAATAGAGATAATTTTACAGCATCGTATGTACCTCTCGACAATCTTGTGTAATTTGCAACCTCACCTGATTTAGTGACTATAACATTATCATTATTTTGAAATCTGATAGAAAAACCCGATAAAATTTCTTTTTTTTCTCCATCAATTTCTTGTATTTCCCTCAATTCTGAAACGGATTTTATACTAGGATCGAAAGTTTTCATAACTAGTTCAAGTGTATTTTTATCAATATCAGAGATTTCATCGTTAGTCTCTTTGGTCTCAGATAAAAGATAATACCATCCTGCTCTGAATCGAATTTTTTTAAATTCTTCTAGGTTTACACTGTACCCTTCGGCCGCCACTCCATAAAAATATTTAACAGCTTTTTTACTTTCGTGACTGGCAAATTCTATATCAAGCTGCTTTGTGGTTTTAACACAAGAATCATTTACTCCAATATTTACACATGCATATTTTATTTCATTAATAATATGAGACCCAGTAGGGTCTGATTTAAATCTTACGTAAATACGATGATGAGTAAAGTCATCGGATGCGAAATCCACTTCGAATGATGCACATTTATTTTTGTCATTAATAGGGAATGCACTGGAATGAAGATTTTTTGAAAATAAAAAACTCTGTAGTCCCCATATCATCCTACCTAAGGAAGTCTTACCTGATGCGTTAGCTCCAGTAATAACGCAGACTTTGCGAAAATAAAATTTTGGTCGACCATGTAGGAACTCGTTATCCAATGGAGAATTAGCAAGTTGTCGCGGGAATGACAGATTGATCTCTGCGTCAGAAAAAGCACAAAGGTTGTTAAATTTTAGCCTGGTGAAAATCATAATCATCTTCCATTTTTTGGAACTTATAGTGAGTATCAGTCAAGCAGTGTTTTAGATCAATCATAAAATTCATGAGAGTTAACCTATAAGCACTTCTCATGGTGAAAAAACACTTTATAAACAAACAGATATGGATTTTTATTTTCGTAATTTGACCTATTAGATATCAAAGTATACTGTATATAAATACAGTATTGTTAGGGTTAAAAATGTGGGCGTAAAAGATGCGATTTATCAGGTAGTTTACCGTGGCGAGCAATTGCCACGGTATGTGCAGAGCGGATGGGTGATGTTTCAGCGATCGAAAGAATGTGGCGGCGGTTTCTGGCTGGGGAGGACATACGACGACTGCTTTTGGTTCGAATTTGATCGTCCGATTTCGCTTCATGACGGCATGGTCTACATGATTACAGTCGGTGAAGTAGAGAGCAAAGCGCACCTCTTCGATGATAACTTTGAACTGACATGACGATCTCATTAGCAACTATCATAACCACAATTAGATAGTGGTCTATTTTGCATCTTTAATGAAACTTCGCGCGCAGGGAAAAAACAAGGTTACCCCGTGGGGGATTATTAATCTTTAGGACTCTTCAACATGAATGAACAAGAGTTAATCGAAATGATTCGCTTCGCTGGTCGTTACGAAGTTTCGTCAGATGGATCTGGCAATTACACAAGCCTGCCAATCGCGCCGGAAGCGGTGCTGATCACCCCTGAATCTCACATTGAATGCGTTGAATTCTTCCGAAGTAGCGAAGACTGATTTATACTAATCACCGGGCTGAACACCCGGACCTGTCGCGCCAAACGGGGAAACTCAATGGCGCACAAAACCTGCAATACCAAATCACACCGCATCAGTCGTAGCGGTGTTTCTGCTTGTCTGCGCGCTGGCGGTGCAGCATGAGCAAATCGAAGACTAAAGCCGAAAAAAACCATCTTGAGCGCGTAGTGGCGCTGGGCTGTATCGTCTGTAAAAGTCTGGGTTATGAAGACATACCCGCAGAAATTCATCATTGCAGTAAAGGCACCGGCCTGGCCGTTCGTGCCGACAACTATCACGTAATTCCCCTATGCGCTCTACACCACCGTCTGGGCGGTTACGGCGTTGCGATACACGCTGGCCGCAAGACCTGGGAACAGAAATACGGCACGGAATCTGATTTGCTGGCGCAGGTAAACGCTGAACTGGGGATCTCAACATGATGACCCTCATTAACGAATGCTGCCTCACCGCAATGAAAAGAATTCCTCCACGTTCCATAGACATGGTATGTGCCGACGTGCCCTATGGCACAACGCAATGCAAATGGGACAGCGTTATCGATCTTGATGAAATGTGGGAAAACCTCTACCGCGTCGCGAAACCAAACGCGGCCATTGTGCTGTTTTCCGCACAGCCATTTACCAGCATTCTGGTGCGCAGCAATATCAAAAACTGGCGGAGTGAATGGATCTGGGAGAAGGGGAACGCTACGGGCTTCTTGAACGCTAAAAAGCAGCCGCTTCGAGCCCATGAAAATATTCAGGTGTTTTATCGCCAGCAGCCAACCTATAACCCGCAGGTCACCAACGGCCATGAGAGAAAATCAAGTAAGCGAAAAACCGTGAATTCCGCGTGTTACGGAAAAGCTTTAAGCCTTACCGAATATGACAGCACATCGCGTTATCCGCGCACGGTTCAGTTTTTCTCGAGCGATAAACAGCGCGGGAATTATCACCCGACACAGAAGCCGTTGGCGTTGGTTCGTTATCTCATCGAGACATACAGTAACCCTGGTGAAATTGTCCTGGATTTTACTATGGGCAGCGGGACCGCCGGGGTAGCCTGCCACCAGTCTGGTCGTCGCTTTATTGGTATCGAAAAGGATCCCGATATTTTTGATGTCGCCTGTAAAAGACTGAATGCGGAGGTGAATAAATGCGTTCAGTGAGTTACGGCTCTGTGTGCAGCGGCATCGAGGCCGCCAGCGTGGCATGGCATTGTCTGGGCTGGCAGCCAGCATGGTTCGCTGAGATAGAAAAATTCCCCTCCGCTGTTCTGGCGTACCGGTGGCCGGACGTCAGCAATCTTGGGGATATGACGCAAATCGCCGCGGCAATCCGTTCCGGAAAAATCGACGCGCCCGATGTGCTGGTGGGGGGAACCCCTTGCCAGGCATTCAGCGTTGCGGGCTTACGTAATGGGCTGGCTGACGAACGCGGCCAGTTAACTTTGGCTTTCGTGGAGCTGGTTAATGCTATCGATGAAAAACGCAGAGAACAGGGAAAATTACCTGTCATCGTCGTCTGGGAAAACGTCCCCGGCGTATTCAGTTCAAAAGATAACGCTTTCGGATGTTTTCTTGCAGGGCTTACCGGCGAAAGCTGCGCGCTGGAATCACCAGGGAAGCGATGGTCAAACGCTGGTTATGTGCTGGGACCAGAAAGAGCTATTGCCTGGCGAGTGCTCGACGCTCAATTTTTCGGAGTGGCCCAACGACGCAGACGTGTGTTTGTTGTCGCAACAGCTCGAAGTGATATCGATCCCGCAAAAATTCTTTTTGAGTCCGAAGGCCTGCGCCGGAATTCTCCGCCGCGCAGAGAAACGACGGAAATCGTTGCCACCCTTACTGCGCGAGGCGTTGGAACATGTGGCGCAGACGACAACCAAGCACAAGCCGGCCATCTTCAGGCAGTAGTTGGCACTATTGCCGCTCATTCATTTACTGGCGGAGCGGGTGGGAGACCAGAAGGGGCCGCAGCTGGACATTACATTCCCGTAGGAGCTTTTCGCCTGAGGGCGTTTGGCGAATACGTAAATGATGGGACGGGATCAACCTGCAAAGCCCGGGACCATAAAGACGCAACCGATTTGGCGGTTATGTCGGTGCACGGAACTCAGGACCCCGACATTCTAAAAAACATGGCCCATACGCTGGGGCGTAATCATGGTCAGGAAAATGCGGTTATCGCGTTCAGCTCAAAGGATAGCGGACACGATGCCTCCAGCGAAATTTCACCAACACTTCGCGCCGGCAACAGTGTGCATGGAAACCAAAATTCCGGATCCCCTCCTGCAGTTGCTTACGCATTCAAAGCCGGGCAGGTAGCACAAGCCCATGGAATTAGTTATGCAACCGAACAGGCACCTACGCTTACCAGAGCAAATAGCGGTAGCAATCAGGCTACTGCAATCATGCAAAACATGGCCGTTCGTCGTTTGACCCCAGTGGAGTGCGAACGTCTGCAGGGTTTACCTGATAACCACACTCTGATCCCGACACAAAAAAGAAAGCAGATTACGGCTGAGGAATACGCCTATCTGCGCCACCACCAACCAGAACTGACTGCTGAACAGGCATACCGCCTGGCCGCCGATGGCCCACGCTATAAAGCGATCGGCAATTCAATGGCGGTACCGGTAATGCGCTGGATCGGAAAACGTATAGCGGCAGCACTTTCACCAACTACAGGAACAGCACAATGACCCCACGCCAGAAAAGAACCCAGCAGACCGCCCTGGAAAAAGCCGCCGCGGCACCGCGCAAAAGCTGGCTGGGAAGATTTACTCCCCTGACTGCCATCCAGTCGGCCTGGATAAAGTCTCTTCTCACAGTATGGGGGGAGGGTATGTGTGGTAGCACAGCACCGCGTAAACCCCGAGCGCAGGCATGCTGGCGCTTCAGTAAAGAGCTGCGCTGGTCTGATGCTGCGATGGAGCGTTTTACCGCAGCACTGAACCAGGCGAGGGAAGAGGGCTTCAGTGGCCAACATGCGATGAATCGCGCTCACGATATTCTCTGGCCAGCGCCAGCGATAAGTGCGATCGATAAAGCCATTCAACATGATGACGTAGATTTTATAGAGCGTTGCGTGCTCCAGGCATTTGAAGCGGATGATCCGGTTTATGTGATTGGTCGTCAGTATTACACCACCAGGAAAAAAATCTCAAAACTGGCGGTAGAGCTTGAAGGTATCGCGCCCTGGCTTACACCACAAATGGCCCGAGAACGTGTTAAATGGTGCCTGCAGATATTCAGAGCGAAAGTGTATTTATCGGCGAAAAAGCATTCATAATGAGCTAATTGTGCCTATATTACGGGAAAAACTTGAATTCCACCCAAAAAGTTCGATAATCCATTCATGCTTGGCAGAGCTGCGCCCCATGGCAGCGAAGAGAAGCGAAAAATCTGAACATAACGAGAACCCCGCCAGCGCGGGGTTTTTGCTTTCCGGCGATCCGACAGGGGTATTCGCGAGGTGCATAGCATCAAGTACCCCTGTCAGATCGTCGCGCCCACATAAAATCAGCATTTTTAATTCCGAACCTTAAACCTCACCAACCCTGGCACCAGCCGGGTTTTTATGGACCTAATAAAATGCCCCATAAACAAACAATCCTGGATTTTCTCTCCCGGCATGCCAGCACGATCGGCCTGATGTTGCTCGCAGTGGTGGCGGTCGTGGGGCGGGCGTTCTATACCGGTGCGCCGTGGCGTCAGGTCGTTGGCGATCTGATTCTTTGTCCGCTGTTTGTGCTGGTGTTCATCCCAGTCATTCCCGACACGATCACTATTGCTGGCCATCAAATACCGATCAGCCCTGAAATGGCGGCAACGGTCATCGGTGTGCTGGGCGTGCATGGTTTGCGCTATATCGTGACACTGAAACACAAGCGCGATGGAATCACTTTAAAACCTAAGGATCAGGCAAATGGATAACGAACCAAAATGGCTGATGGAAGCTCGTAAGCACATCGGGATCCACGAAATTAAAGGGCCGCAACACGACGAGGAAATCTTGCTTTTTTGGAAAGACATCAAGCGCAGCGGCATCAAAGACGATGAAACCCCGTGGTGTGCTGCTTTCGTTGGCGCGATGCTTGAGCGCGTCGGCGTCCGCTCCACCCGATACGAATCAGCAAAATCGTATCTTGAGTGGGGCGAACCTTTGCAAACCCCCGCACTAGGCTGCGTTGCGGTGCTGACTCGCGACGGTGGTGGCCATGTTGGCTTTGTTGTTGGTCGGGCACCGAACGGGGATCTGATGCTGCTGGGCGGCAACCAGAGTGATCAGGTTTGCGTCCGCGCGTTTGCCCCGTCGCGCGTCACCGGTTACCGCTGGCCAGCTGGTGTGCCTGACGTCCTATTAGAAATTGAAGAAATAGTCGGATAGCGATCTACAAGTGAGATTTGAATATTGTTAGATATAAATTGATGTTTTGTATGTGATGACTCCAAAAGTGGTATTATCCTCTGGATATCTTTGGAGGAACTATGACTAGTAATGAATTAAAGGATTTAATGTTAGTTGTTACGCCATTTATAAGCGTGTTAGGCACATTGGGTGGTGTGTCTTTGGGGTACATTTTTAATGAGCGAAGAACTACCACACAGAATGAAATTGAAGAGAGAAAGGAAAATAGGAAAAATTTTCTTCTAAAAGGCGAAGAGTTGTATCAATTGCTAAGTGAGTGGGCGAAATATATAAATGGCCTTCAGCTTTTGTATTTGCAGGTTGCACGGCGTGTAAATCCATATGATGATATCTCAAAATATCATGAGACCAATCAACACATTGCGAGGATTCATGATCGGCTGGATACATTGATTGGATTGTATTTTAGTGACATGCTGCCGCAGCTTGATGAAATAACGAAGGAGATTTCCAGTTCAACAAGAGAATTTAGGAATATTTACGGAACCAAAGGGAATCCAGATGATTTAATCAGTTTTGGTTTAAGTATTAACAAACGGCTGAAAGACTTGCGTGCGAGTATTAAGGAAAGAATGGCCTTAAATTAAATTGCATTGTTTTCAGATTGAAATAACACAGAGATGGAATCAGTGCCATCTCTGTGTGTAAGTTAAATATATTTAAACATGCTTATCCTCCACAGGTAAATAATGATGTCAGAACAATGGCCATTAAAAGGATGCTTATATCATGCCAGCACGAACTCCCACACCGTGCCGCGCCCGTGGCTGTCGCGCAGTAACCAGTGACCGCAGCGGCTATTGCGAGGCGCATAAGAGCGCGGGCTGGTCACGGTACCGCAACGCGAAGAAGAACGGACCAAACCCCTACGGGGCAAAATGGCAGAAACTTCGAACTGCAACCCTTCAGCGTGACCGCGGGCTGTGTGTAATGTGCCTTGCCGATGGTCGCGCAGTACCCGCAACGGAAGTTGATCACATCATAGCCCTGGCACACGGCGGCAAAGATGAACTCGACAACACGCAGTCGCTGTGCACACCATGCCACCGCCGCAAGACCGCGACAGAGAGGATGCAGCACCGCCGCAGAGGGTAGTAACGTAGTGTTACCATCACCACTGCGCGTGGTCGTTTGGCCGTCTAAATGGCCATTACGAATGGGAGGGATTCGCATTTGAAGCCCCGAGGGGAGGGGGTGGTTGAATCTCTACAGGCCGCAGCCCCCCCCAGACGGCCCGCTTGGTCGTTTTTTTGCACCCGCGAAATTAAAAATTTCAGGATTTGACATGTCGGGAAAATCTTCTGTGCCAGGGCGAGGCCGAAAACCAAAGCCAACTGCCCGCAAGGAGCTGGCAGGCAACCCCGGCAAGCGAGCACTTAACAAGCTCGAACCAAAATTCACACCCATAACCCACGCCGACCCGCCGGACTGGTTTGACGATACCGCGCGGCAGATGTGGGAAACCGTTATTCATGAATTGTGCGCCCAGCGCGTCCTTTACGTCACTGATCTGCACAACGTCGTCGCTTTCTGCGCGGCATTCCGCAACTGGCATGAATCGCAGCTGGAGGTCATGCGCGTGGGCATCACCGTGCAGACCGAAGCAGGTCCGAAGAAAAATCCTGCGCTGACGGCCGCAAACGAGGCCGCCCGGCAAATGGTGACGTTCGGCAGCTTGCTGGGGCTAGATCCTGCCAGTCGCCAGCGCCTGATAACTCCTAAACAGGGAAGCGATAACCCGTTTAAAAACCTATGACCCGTAAAACTTACGCTAACGTCAACGCCGCAAATCAGTATGCCCGCGACGTGGTTCGCGGAAAGATACCGGTCTGCCGTTATGTAATTCTGGCCTGCCAGCGTCACCTCGACGACCTGGAAAAGTCCACAAAAAAGAATTACCCCTACAAATTCGATAAAGACCGCGCCGAGAAGGTAGCGAAATTTATCCAACTGCTGCCTCACACAAAAGGGGAATGGGCATTCAAGCGGATGCCGATCACGCTAGAGCCGTGGCAGTTATTTTCTATTTGCGCCGTATTTGGCTGGGTGCACAAAAAAACCGGGTACCGCCGTTTCCGCGAGGCTTACAACGAGATACCCCGTAAAAACGGTAAATCGGCAATGTCTGCGGGCGTGGGCCTGTACATGTTCGCCGCTGATGATGAATTTGGCGCGGAGGTGTATTCCGGCGCCACGACGGAAAAGCAGGCGTGGGAAGTGTTCCGGCCCGCCCGCCTTATGGCGCAGCGTACCGAACCGCTACGCGAGGCGTTCGGCATTGAGGTGCACGCACAAAGCATGAGCCGCCCCGAGGACGGCGCCCGGTTTGAGCCGCTCATTGGCGACCCGGGCGATGGTGCCTCCCCCAGCTGCGCGCTGATCGACGAATACCATGAACATCAGAGCGATGCCCTTTATTCGACCATGCAAACGGGGATGGGCGCCCGCCGGCAGCCGCTTATTTTTGGCATAACGACGTCCGGGTATAACATCGAGGGGCCGTGCTACGACAAACGTCGCGAAGTTATCGAAATGCTGGAAGGCATCGTGCCAAACGACGAGCTTTTCGGGATTATCTATACCGTTGACGAAGGCGACGACTGGACGGATCCGGCGGTACTGCGCAAAGCGAACCCCAACATGGGGATTTCTGTTTTCAGCGAGTACCTGCTTTCCCAGCAGCGTGCAGCGATTAACAACCCGCGCAAAGTGGGGGTGTTTAAGACCAAGCACCTGAATATTTGGGTTGCCGCGAAAGAGGCATTCTTCAACCTGGTTAACTGGCAAAAGTGCGCAGACAGCTCGCTGACGCTGGAGCGCTTCGAGGGGCATACCTGCGTGCTGGGTTTTGACCTGGCCCGCAAGCTGGACCTTAACTGTATGATCCGGTTGTTCACACGGAAAATTGACGGCAAAACGCATTATTACTGCATTGCCCCGAAATTTTTTGTGCCATGCGACACGATTTATAGCGCTGACACGGGCGACCAACGCACTGCAGAGCGTTACAAAAAGTGGGTTGATGCTGGGTTTATCACCGTCACAGACGGCGCAGAAATCGACTACCGCGATATTCTTGAGGCGGCAAAAGAGGCAAACCGGCTTAATGCAGTTGACGAATCGCCAATTGACCCCCACGGCGCGACAAACCTTTCACACCACCTGGCCGATGAGGGGTTAAGCCCCATAACGATCACGCAGAACTACAGCAACATGTCCGATCCGATGAAAGAGCTCGAGGCCGCTATCGAGGCCGGGCGCTTCCATCACGACGGTAACCCCGTATTAACCTGGTGTATCAGCAACGTTATCGGCAAACACATCCCCGGCGACGACGATGTTGTGCGCCCGATTAAGCAGGGCAACGAAAACAAAATTGATGGTGCCGTCGGTCTGATCATGGCTATAGGCCGCAGCATGATCGTTGAACCTTCTGATGCTCTTTCTCAACTCGACCCGGACGAAGATTTTTTAACTCTATGAAATCACTATTTTTGGATGCGCTGGGGCTCGCTGGCTTCGGCCTGCTGACGTCTGGCTTTTACATGCAATTTGGCCTGGCGCCTGCATTGATGTTCTCCGGCGGGCTGCTGTTGGCTGGCGCGCTGCTCGCAGCGGCGAGGGGGAAACGTGTTTCTTGATGCATTATTTCGAAGTGAAGAAGGCAGCCCGGAAAATCCAGCAAACCCTATAACCTCAGAAATTGGCGATATTGACGTAATCCGCAGCCTGACCGTCACGCCGGAAACTGCGATGAAGCTGGCAGCGGTGTACGCCTGTATTTACGTGCTGTCGTCCAACATTGCGCAGATGCCGCTTTACGTGCTGCGCAAGACAGATAAAGAGGTTTTGCCCGCGACGGATCATCCGGCCTGGTATCTGCTTTCCTGCGAGCCAAATTTTTGGCAAACGAGCTACAAATGGCGCGAGCTGAAACAGCGTCATATTTTGGGGTGGGGCAATGGTTACACGTGGGTGAAGCGTGACCGGAAAGGCCAGCTTAAAACGCTGGAAGCTGTGATGCCGTGGGAAACCAGCCTGATTGATCGCGGTGGCCGCTATACCTACGGCGTGTATAACGAGTACGGCAGTTATGCGGTCAGCCCATACGACATGATCCATATCCGTGCGCTGGGTAATAACGAAAAAATGGGTATCAGCCCCGTGATGCAGCACGCGCAGACAATCGGCATGGGGCTGGCAGGGCAGGAGTACGTTAACTCGTTTTTCCAGGGTAATGCCCGGCCCGCCGGGATCGTGACTGTAAAAGGGGAAATGAAAACCGAAGCGTTTAAAAACCTCAAAGAAATGTGGCAGAAGGCCGCGGCTGCGCTGCGCAAGGCCGAAAACAAAACTATGCTTCTGCCCGCCGATCTCGATTACAAAGCCCTGACGGTTTCCCCGGTCGATATGCAGATTATCGACATGATGAAACTTAACCGCTCCCTTATCGCCAGTATTTTTAACGTGCCGGCGCACATGATTAACGACCTCGAAAAAGCCACCTTCTCCAATATTTCGGAGCAGGCGATTCAGTTTGTGCGCTACACGATTATGCCCTGGGTCGTGAACTGGGAGCAGGAGCTTAACCGCCGGCTATTTACCCGCGCCGAACTCGCCGCAGGTTACTACACCCGATTTGATCTGGCCGGACTGCTGCGCGGTACCGCAAAAGAGCGAGCAGCGTTCTATCACTACGCGATCACCGATGGCTGGATGAGCCGAAACGAAGTGCGCGCGCTGGAACACCTCAACCCGGTTAAAGGCCTCGACGAAATGCTGATAAGCGTAAACGCCGCCAATCAGCTGGATCCTGAAAAAGACGACGAAACGGATAAAAAAAATGAATAAAGAGTTACGCAGCTACAGCGGAGAAATTCGCGCGGAGCAGCGCGATAACGTGACGCATATCGTGGGCTATGGCTCGGTGTTTGATGTGCTGTCAGAGCCAATGTGGGGGTTCCGCGAAATCATCCGGCCGGGCGCTTTTGATGAGGTGCTGGGCGACGACGTGCGCGGGCTGTTTAACCATGATGCCAACTTCGTTCTCGGGCGCACTGTTGCGGCAACTATGATGCTGACGGTGGACGACCGCGGGCTGCATTACGACATTATCGCGCCCGAAACGCCCACTATCCGCGATCTGGTTATTGCCCCGATGCAGCGGGGCGATATTACGCAGTCTTCCTTTGCGTTCCGCGTCGCGCCAGGTGGCGACAACTGGTACGAAGACGACGACGGCGTGATCATCCGCGAAATCACCAAAGTGGGGCGGCTCTACGATGTCAGCCCCGTAACCTATCCGGCTTATCAGGCCGCTGATTCTTCCGTCCGTTCCCTGACAGACTGGAAAGAGGCGCGCGCCAGAACGCTACAGGCCGTTAATGAGAAAGCCGCCCGCGAGCGCGAGCTTGATTTGTTTAATTTCTAAGGAAATAGCTTTATGAAACTTCATGAAATGCAGCAGAAACGCAATACCATCGCTGCCGATATGCGCGCTCTGCATGACAAGATCGGCGAAAGTACGTGGACGGAGGAACAGCGTTCTGAGTGGAACAACGCTAAATCAGAGCTTAAAAAACTGGATGAAGCGATCGCACGCGAAGAAGAATTGCGGGCGCTTGATGATTTAGAAGTCCGCGGCCAGGAGTCGGAGCAGCGCAATAAACTGAATAAAGATAATCCGGGCACGCCGAAGGATGAGCAGCGCGCCGCGGTATTCGACAGCTTTATTCGTCGTGGCTTGGGCGATATGTCCACTGAAGATCTTCAGCTTATGCGTGAAATGCGTGCCATGGGGGAAGGTCAGGCGGATAAAGGCGGTTATACCGTGCCGGTGCAGATGATGAATCAGGTCATTGAGTCCATGAAAGCCTACGGCGGGATCGCCAATATTTCACAGGTGATGTACACCAGTAACGGGCAGGAAATCGACTGGCCGACCAGCGACGGCACTGCAGAAGAAGGTGAACTGATCGGCGAAAATACCGCGGCGACGGAACTGGATACTTCTTTCGGTTCTGCGTCCGTTGGCGCCAAAAAACTGTCCTCCAAAATTATCCGCGTGTCCAACGAGCTGCTGCAGGACAGTGCTATCAACATGGAGGCGTTCCTGGCTAATCGTATTGGCGAACGCATCGGGCGCACTGAGTCCCGTCTGATTGTGCAGGGTACCGGCACGGGTACACCGCTGCAGCCTAAAGGTCTGCAGGCATCGGTAACGGGTACTGTGGCGGCGGCCAGCGCAAACGCATTTACATGGCAGGAAATGAACAAACTGAAGCATGCTGTCGATCCTGCTTATCGCCGTGGGCCGAAATTCCGCTGGGCATTTAACGACAACACGCTTGAGCTGATCGAGGAAATGGTTGATTCGCAGGGGCGCCCGCTCTGGCTGCCATCCGTTGCTGGCGGTACGCCCGCTACCGTGCTGCAAGTACCGTACGAAATCGACCAGGCGATCCCGAATATCGGCGCCAGTGCAAAATTCATCTACTGCGGGGATTTCAGCCGGTTCCTGATCCGTCGTGTTCGCTATATGGCACTTAAGCGCCTGGTTGAGCGCTATGCAGAATATGATCAGGTCGGATTCCTGGCGTTCTACCGATTCGACACATTGCTTGAAGATGCCAGCGCTATCAAAGCGCTGGTGGGTAAGCCAGCCGCAGTCAGTAAATCATAGCCGCGAAAGCGGTTTTTTTATGCCCGTCTCAGGGCGGGCATGGAGATCTTCATGCCACTGCTAACATTGGATGAAATTAAGCAGCAATGCCGCGTGGAACCTGATTTTACTGAGGACGACACGCTGCTAACCGCCATAGGCGCCGCGGCACAAACTCGCACTGAAACCCGTATCAACAGGAATCTCTACGAAAAGGAGGTGCCAGACACCGATCCTGACGGTCTGCTGCTGCCTGACGACGTAAAGCAGGCGATGCTTTTGCTGGTGGGGTACTGGTACGAAAACCGCGTGGCCGTTAACGACTTTGAGCAAAGCGAGGCGCCGCTGGCATTTAACTGGCTCGTCGATCCATACAGGTATATCCCGCTATGAAACGTCAACTGACCGAAGTTAACGCAACATACCGGCTGCCGCAGCCGGGCGAACTTAACGAACGCCTGCAGTTCAGAACCCGGCAGGATGTACCCGCGCCGGGCGGCGGTACCGAACCCGTGTACACCGAAACGTTTGAATGTTGGGGGCGTGTTCGTCAGGTGTCCGACAGCGCTTATCTGAACTCGATGCAGACCGACGAAAAAATCACGCATGTGATCGTTATCCGTCGCCGCTCCGATATTACGAACAGCATGGAGGTGGTGCGGGGCGGGTCTGTTTATCGTGTGGTGCGTGCCGGTGCGCTGAATGATGGTAAGCGCTTTACCCGCATCAGCGTGAAAGAACTGGGCGCCGAAGTGCCGGACGACCCGCCGCTGGGCGAATCCACGTTTTATGGAGGCTACAATGGCAACGCTCGGTAATCCGCAGGGCGGTTCATATGTCCACGTCGATTTTCCTGATGCGAAAAAGGTCGTTTTTAACCGCCGGATTGTGCGGCGCGCTTTTCACAAAATCGGGCGCACGATTCAGCAGGATGCGCGCCAGCGTATCAGCCAGCGGCACGGTTCAAAGCCGGGCGAGGATCCGGGCTACTGGTCCGGTGCCACAGTGCGCTCTATCGGCTACTACGTGCCTGGCGCCAGCGGTCGCCGCCCTGGTTTTATGGTGAAGATCGCCCCAAACCAGAAGCGCGGGCGGGGCATGACGCCGATGCAGCTGCATCACGGACCGGGCAGTAGCGGCTTTTATCCTGCCTATTTGTTCTACGGCGTTCGCCGCGGTGCCGTACGCACAAAATCACATCACAAAGGGGCTTCGGGCGGCAGCGGCTGGCGCATCCAGCCGCGCGGCAATTACATGACGAGCGCCCTTAAGAACAAAAAATACTGGACGGAGCGCACGCTGTTTAACGCGTTGCGCCGGGCAGTAGTACCGGAGCCAATTTAATGGAACTGAGCACGATTATTAATGCCCTGCGCGAGCGCGTGCCTGATTTTTGTCAGCGCGTCAGTGGGGCTGCGGAGTTTCGTCCGCTGCCTGAGGTTGGAAGATTATCGCTTCCTGCGGCTTACGTGATCCCACTGCACGATGAAACCGGGGAGCAGAAAAGCCAGACGGACTACTGGCAGGAATGTACTGACGGGTTTTCTGTTGTTGTGGCGCTGGATAACCGTCTGGACGAGCTGGGCCTTAACTCTATCGACGACGCCGTACACCTTGTGCGCCGCAAGCTGTGGCGGGCACTGCTGGGATGGCAGCCGCGGCCTGAATACACGTTCGGGATTGAATATCGCGGCGGTGTGCTGCTGGATATGAACCGCGCGATCCTCTATTACAAGTTTGATTTTCAGGCCACGTTCGAAATCGGCCCGGAAGATACATGGCAGGAAATTGAACTGGCGGCGCTACCTGAATTAAAAACCGTCCACATCGATGTTGACCTTATCGACCCCGGTAGCGGCCCGGACGGTCGCCCTGAATTTCAGGCAGATATCACGCTGCCTTCCAAAGAATCCACCTGATAACGGAGATTATTATGTCCGTAAGTTTTAACACCATCCCTTCCTCGGGGATTCTGGTGCCGTTGTTCTATGCAGAAATGGACAACAGCCAGGCGAATACAGCGAATGCTACCCAGCCGACTGTAATTTTTGGGCATGCGCTTAACGGCAGTACTATGCCCGTTAACGTATTAACTCTTGTTTCCAGTGTCAGCGAACTGAAAGTGCAGGCGGGGGCCGGTAGTCAACTGGCGCGTATGACTGCTGCTTATCGCAATGTCGATTCCAGCGGCCAACTATGGGCGATTGCAGTGCCGGAACCAACCGGCGCAAAAGCTACGGGCACCATTCTCGTTGGTGGCGCTGCTATCGCGGCGGGGGTTATTTCACTTTATATCGGCGTGAAGCGCATACAGATCGCTGTTAGTGCCGCAGATACCGCAGATACCATCGGCGGCAATATTGTGAAAGCAATAAACGGCAATCATGACCTGCCGATCGTCGCCGAAGCTTCGGAACAAGATTTAAAAACCATTACGCTGGAAGCCAAAAATATCGGTCTCTGCGGTAATGAAATCCCGGTCAGCATCAATTATTACGGAAGCGCAGGTGGTGAGGTGTTGCCGCAGGGCGTAACAATTACGATCACCGCGATGGCTGGCGGCGCTGGTGCCCCTGATTTTACAGATGCCGTTTCTTCCCTGGGCGATGAAGACTGTGATTTTATCGCGTTCCCGTTCAATGACAGCGCGAGTTTAGATGCTATCGGCCTGGCAATGAATGATTCAACTGGCCGCTGGGCGCCAGGTCGCCAGAGTTACGGGCACGTGTACAGCGCAAAACTGGCTGACCTCGCCACGCTGCAGGCGTTCGGTACTACCCGCAACGATCAGCATGTGACGATTTCAGGCTTTGAACCCGGCGCGCAGACGTGCGGTGACGAGCTGGCGGCAATGACGGCCGCGCGTAACGCTGTGTTTATTCGTGCTGACCCTGCGCGCCCGACGCAGACCGGCCAGCTAAATGGTGCGTTGCCTGCGGTTGCTGGCAAGCGCTTCCAGAAGACGCAGCGCAATACTTTGCTTAACTCCGGAATCGCAACCAGCTACGCCCAGGGCAGCAACGCTTTCATTGAGCGCGCTGTCACGACGTACCAAAAAAATTCATACGGCGAAAAAGATAACAGCTATCTCGACAGCGAAACGCTGCATACTAGCGCCTATGTCCTGCGTGCGTTGGAAACATGCGTTACCAGCAAATACGGACGCCATAAGCTGGCGAACGACGGAACACGCTTCGGTTCCGGGCAGGCGATCGTTACACCTGCGGTCATTAAAGCTGAAATGTGTGCTCAGTATCAAAGCATGGAGGAGGCCGGGATCGTCGAGAATTTCGAACTGTTTAAAAAATATCTGGTTGTTGAGCGCGATGCGAAGGATCCGAATCGCGTGAATGTGTTGTTCCCGCCTGATTATATCAATCAGTTGCGTGTTTTCGCTCTCGTTAACCAATTCCGTCTGCAATACCAGGAGGCAGCATAATGGCACGTATCGCCGGAACAACTTATTTCAAATTGGACGGCGATCAGCTGTCATTAACCGGCGGCATTGAGGTGCCGCTTAATACCACGTCACGCGATGACGTGATCGGCCTTGATAAATCTGTGGATTACAAAGAAACCTACCGGGCACCCTACATAAAAGGCACCTTTAAAGTGCCTGGTAATTTCCCGATTGATAAAATCACCACAGCCGACACGATGACGGCAACCGCTGAACTGGCCAACGGCATGGTTTATGTGCTGCGCGAAGCCTGGCTATCAGGTGAAGCCAGTTTCAACGCAGAGGAAGGCACAGCCGATCTTGAATTCCACGGTAAAACAGGATTTTTCCAATGATTCCAGTCGACCTTTCAACCCCCATCCAGGCGCATGGCGAAGAAGTCAGCACACTGGAATTGCAGGATCCTTCTTTTGAACAAATTCAGAAATTGGGTGTTCCGGTGTCGCTGGACGGCAACGGCAATTTCACGATAAACACTCAGACGGCTTTCAAATATATTCCCGAACTTGCGGGTGTTCCGCCGTCGTCATTGAAAACGTTGAGTGCATTTGACCTGAATAATCTCTGCTGGGCAGTGTGGCGTTTTTTTATGACGAAACAGGAGAGCCAGACGAAAAGCTAATCCAGCAGCTTGAGCGCCGGGTGTATGACCTGGCGTTTTTCTGGCACCTCGATCCTGCGGTTATTATGCGTAAACCGCTAGGGGAATTTTTCGCAATGGAATCTCACGCGGTCAGAATAGCGGAGGCGCGTAATCGTGGCTGACAGCTTTCAGTTAAAAGCGATCATTACTGGTGTAGATAAGCTTTCGCCGGTGCTTGATGGCATATCAAAAAACGTTAAGAAGGCCGGGAAGGGGATCAAAGAAAAAGCGCTTATGGCGGGCGCGTTCGGTACCGCCTGGTCTATTGCGCTGGCAAAACCCGTCAAGGATGCGATGGCGTTTGAAAGCTCGATGGCTGACGTGCGCAAAGTTGTGAATTTTGATACGCCGGAGCAGTTTAAGCAGATGGGCCAGGACATTCTTGAAATGTCCACACAACTGCCGATGGCTGCAAACGATATTGCAAAAATCGTTGCCGCTGGCGGACAGGCCGGGCTTGCTGCGGGTGACTTGAAAGAGTTCGCCACCGCTGCAGTAAAAATGGGGATCGCATTCGACGAAACCGCCGACGAAGCCGGGCAGCAGATGGCGCAGTGGCGCGTATCTCTCGGGCTCACACAGGGTCAGGTTGTTGAACTGGCGGACCAGATTAATTACCTGGGCAACACCGGGCCGACGACTGCAGCTAACATCACCGATGTGGTGACGCGTGTGGGATCGCTTGGGCAGATTGCGGGCTTTACGGCTGCTGATGTTGCGGCGCTGGGATCCACTATTGGATCTGCTGGGATTCAGTCTGACGTTGCGGCCACTGCCATTAAAAAGGTCTTCACCACTCTGGCCTCGGGCCAGAAAATGACGAAAGACCAGAAAAAGGCGATGAAGTTTCTGCACCTTAACCCAAAAACGTTGGCGTCCGATCTGCAGAAAAACGGCAAAGCCGCGCTGGAGAACGTGTTTACACAGCTTAGTAAAGTTGCACCAGAGAAACGCGTGGCCGTGCTGAAATCGTTGTTCGGCGAAGAATCAGTGGGAGCCATTGCGCCGCTGCTGGCGAATCTTAGCTTGCTGAAAACCAACTTCAACCGCGTGGCAGATTCGGCGCAGTACGCTGGCTCGATGCAGAAAGAATATGCGAGCCGAGCAAGCACCACGGCGAACCAGCTCGAACTGTTGCAGAACAACCTAAATAGGGTAAGTGTAAATGCCGGCGATGCGCTGCTGCCCGCAGTCAGTGATGGGTTAAACCAGGCCATGCCATTGCTCAATGAAGTCGCCGACTTCGTGAAAGCAAACCCAGAAATAATAAAGATTGCTGCTGGGGCTGCTGCCGGGCTTGCAGCGATTGGGGGCATGGCGGCGATAGGTATGCTGGTGGCAGCCGTCGGGCCGCTGGGGCTGATGCTGGGATCGCTGGTGGCTGCAGGTACGTTTATTGCCACAAACTGGAGCACGATCAAAGATGCATGGGAACACGGCAAACCGCTGGCACCAAAGCCGTTAACGCCAGAGCAGCAAACTGTCGCAGATGCGTACAATTTCAATAAACCAGCCAATACACCTGGCTTTGGCCTGCTGGCTGTGCAGCAAGAGGTTGCAAACAAGCAGACGGGAAACACGTTATTGCACGACATCCAGGTGGTGACCGGGCAGCAGGCGCCAGCCCCCTTTAACCGAGGCAGTGGACCGGCTTATAACTACAGTGCGCCGACGGGCCAGCAGATCCTCACTGGTGCGAAATCGCAACTGCAGGGGGAGCTTGTTGTCAGATTCGACGGCGCGCCGCCGGGGATGCGGGTATCAGAAGGGCAGACCAACACGCCAGGGGTGAATGTGAAATCTGAGGTTGGCTATTCCCAATTTTCATCGTCATATTTAATGCGATAGCCCTGCCTTTTATCTGGAAAACCACACACCCGCTCCGGCGGGTTTTTTGTAGGGTGAATTATGGGCTCCTGGTTATTCAAATTACAGCCCGCATCATTCCGTGGCGTGCCGTTCAAAGTATCAGACGATGAAGCTACGTTTGGGCGCCGGGCAACTACGCACGAATACCCGCTGCGTGATGTACCGTTTACGCAGGATATGGGCCGCAAAGCGCGGCGATACTCCGTTTCTGCATACCTGGTCGGAAACGACTACATGAACCAGCGCGATCGCCTACTTACTGCGCTTGAGCAGGGCGGGAGCGCCACGCTGGTACATCCTTTCTATGGCTCGGTCACGGTAAATGTTGATGGCGAAATAAAGGTGCAGCACAGCCGCGACAGTGGCGGCATGTGCACTGTCTCGCTGCAGTTCGTTGAGGCCGGGCAGTTGAACTATCCGACGTCAGGCGGCGCCACTGAACAGAATGTTCAAAAAGCGGCAGACAAGGCGGATCAGTCTTTCGCTGATAAATTTCTGGCTGATTTCGACTTAACCGGCCCCGGTTGGATCAGCGACGGCGTTATTCAGAATGTCAGCGATATGCTTGATGAAGTGATCGACGTTTTCGAAATTGTAGACGCCGGTATTAGCGACGCGGCAAAACTGCTGCAGGGGGATTTGTCCGTGTTGTTCCCGCCCCCGTCAAAAGGTGCTGAAATTATCGAGCGAGTCCAGGAAATGTGGGCCGCCGGGAAGTCGATTTATTACAACACTGACAGCGCAATTAGTGCGGTGGATAACCTCAAATCTGTTGCCGCTTTTACGTCTCTGGCGCCGCGGGGCGTGTGGCCAACGTTAAGCGCAACAGAGCAGCAGATTACCCAGGCGACAAACTCATTTTCACAACTGATGCGCAGCACTGCAGTCGTACAGTCAACTCGCCAATTCTCTGAACTACCGACCCCAGCACAGCGCGAAACGCGTCTGTCGGCAAATAGCCATTCTGCATTAACAGACACGCCAGGGCAGGTCGGTAAAGTGACGGTAATGCCAGTCAGCTACGACCAGCTTTCGCGTCAGCGGTTAACCTATAGCCAGCTTTTTGACCGTGAAACATGCCGGGTTGCAGGTGATGATCCGTTCGTTCGCCTCGAAAATTTGCGCCAGGCGGTTTTGCTCGATATCCAAAAACGTCTGCAACAGTCGGCAAAAATGATTACCCGCACGCCCGACGACGTAACCCCGGCTGTCGTGCTTGCATCGACATGGTACGACGACGCCGCGCGCGGCGCAGAGATCGTAGCGCTGAACAATATTCCTCACCCCGGCTTTGTACCGCCGGCCCCCCTACGAGTGGCTTCTGAATGAACGATCATGATGTAACCCTGCGCGTTAACGGCAAAGAATTCGCTGGCTGGACCCGGGTAAATATTTCAGCAGGTATCGACCGTATAGCACGCAGCTTTGATGTTGAGATTACGCGGCAGTGGCCTCAGAGCAGCAACATTGCAGAAATGGGGCTGCCGGTCATTGAGGGCGATGTTGTTGAAGTGTTGATCGGTGATGACAGGGTATTGACGGGGTATGTAGATTCCACGCCGCTGCGCTATAACGCAAATGCCGTAAGCGCCAGCATTACAGGACGCAGTAAAACCGAAGACCTGATCGACTGCTCGGCGCCCACGCAGCCGGGCCAGTTCACTAACCGCAGTCTGTCGCAGATTGTCAGCACGCTGGCGCAGCCGTTCGGCGTGCCGGTTGTTAGCGCCACGCCGGAGAGCGCCACGTTAACCAGCTTTCAGATTGACTATGGCGAGACCGTCAGCGAAGCACTAAATCGGCTTCTCGGTCTTGAGCAGGTGCTTGCGTTCGACAATGCGGACGGCGCGCTTGTGCTTGACACAGTTGGCAATGAAAAGGCTCATACCGCACTTGTCCTGGGGCAGAATGTGATCAGTGCAGATAGCCCTCGTGATTTCAGCGACCGCTTTTCGGAATACACAGTATCTGGCCAGCGCGCCGGTTCTGACGAAGACTACGGCGAAACCACGAACAGCAAAATTACCACGACAGTGAAAGATGGCGCTGTAAAACGCTACAGGCCGTTGATCATCAAACAGTGCGGAAACGCTACGATCGCAACTGCGAAAGCGCGTGCTCAATACGAGCAGGCGCACCGCGAGGGTTTAACGCTCGAAACTACTTACACTGTGCTGGGCTGGCGCCAGGGTGACGGTCAGCTCTGGCAGCCAAACCAGCGCGTTGTTGTGTGGGATCCGGTGATGGGGTTCGATAACGCGGAGCTGGTGGTGGCAGAAGCTACCTGGCAGTTAGATGATGGTGGTTTTACCACGCGCCTGCGTGTTGGCCCGCTGGCTGCTTACATGCCCGAACCGCAAACAGAGAAGCGCCACCGCCGCCGTCGCCGCCGTTCTGACGATGAAGGAGATAGCTTCTGATGAAATCAGCTTTTTCACGCATCGAGCGCACGTTACAGAACCTGCTGGCCCGCGCTGTCGTCACCGGGCTGAATACGGCAAAAAAATGCCAGATGCTGCAGGTAGAATTGATGCCCGGCGAGCCAAAAGAAAACGTCGAACACCTGGAACCCTATGGATTCACAAGCGCGCCGCTAACGGGCGCAGAGGGTTTTGCGCTGTTCCCTGACGGCGACCGCTCTCACGGTGTGATCTTAATGGTGGCCGACCGGCGGTATCGCATCAAAGGGCTGGAGACGGGGGAGGTGGCAATTTATACCGACGAAGGCGATACGCTAACGTTTAAGCGTGGAAATATCGTTGAACTGAATACGAAAACATTCAACGTTAATGCTGCTGAAGCCGTGAATATAAAAACAAAAACATTCACGGTTGATGCCTCAACTTCTACGACGATAACAACCGCTACTTGTTCTATTAATGCGGCCTACTCGTTTAGCGCAACAGCCCCGCAGATTGGGCTTAACGGTAATCTTACTGTTAGCGATAAGAGTGGCGGCGGGGCGGGTTGCGCAGTTCTCCGAGGAAATTTCACCCTGCAGGGTAACCAGCAAATCACTGGTACCAGCACAGCCACAGATCACCTTTCATCAGGTAAGTCCGGCGCAACGCACAGGCATCCAGGTGATAGCGGTGGAACCACGGGCACCCCAATATGATTTTCTACCTCAACGGTGAATTGACCGACCAGACTGCAGTGGTTAACCCGATACCGCGGGCGGTAATTATCTCCCTTTTCTCCTGGCGTCGCGCAAACCAGGACGACAATGCCCCAACTCCTATGGGTTGGTGGGGCGACACATACCCCACAGTCACTGGCGACCGGATAGGATCCCGCCTCTGGCTGCTGGGCCGTGAGAAGATCACTAACGATACGCTGAACCGGGCGCGGGGTTACGCGACCGAAGCGCTTCAGTGGATGATCGACGACGGCGTGGCCGCGCGTATCGACGTGGATTCACGCCGCAGCGGGCAGGAATCTGCTGTGCTCGATATCTCGATTTATCAGCGCGATGGCACTACATGGAATATGCGATTTGATGATTACTGGAGAATTTTAAATTATGGCTGACAGCGATTTTTACCGCCCGCCACTGCCTGAGCTTATTACTCAGATTCGCAACGATATTCTTTCCCGCTTCCAGCAAGACGAAGTTTTACGCCGGACAAATGCCGAAGTTTATTCCCGAGCAACTGCTGCCGCTGTTAATTCGCTTTATGGATATCTGGATTATCTTGCACGAAATCTGCTCCCTGATTTGGCAGATGAAACCTGGCTTTACCGACACGGCAATCTGAAAAAATGCCCTCGAAAACAACCCGCCTCGGCTACCGGCTGGGTCCGCTGGGATGGTGTAAGCGATGGGCTTGAGATTGGTGAAGGTGTAGAAATTCAACGTGATGATCAGGTGACATTCACTGTTACCACTGCCACAACTTCAGCGGGCGGGGTTATGCGTGTGCCGGTGATATGCGAAACGGCCGGGGAGGATGGAAATACAGACGACGGCACAGGCTTGATGCTGGTTAGCCCTGTAACAGGTCTGCCTTCCCGCGGCGCCGCAGATACAATTCAGGGCGGCACTGATCTGGAAGATTTAGAGCAGTGGCGTGCCCGAATCATCGACCACTGGTACTACGTGCCGCAATCGGGCGCTGACCCTGATTATATTGTATGGGCTGAAAGCGTTCAGGGCATTACCCGCGCGTGGACATTACGTAACTATGCCGGGTTGGGCACAGTGGGCGTGCTGTGCGCAACTGACGACGACAATGATCCGACTCCAACTGCGCAGGAAATTCAGAATGTTTACGACTATATCGCGCCGAAATCGCCGGTGGCAGGGTCTGCCCTTTTTGTGTTCGGCCCAGCTATAAAAGCCGTGGATTTCCAGATTCTGGTTAATCCCGATACTGCAGATACGCGCGCTGCAGTGCAGAGTGAAGTAAAAGCCTGGCTTAAACGCGACGGACAGCCCTCGGCAACGCTGGAAATGTCGCGTCTCGATGAAGCGATCAGTACAGCTGCGGGCGAATACAGCCATACACGGATTATGCCAAATGCAGATATTACGCTGGGGGCCACTGAGCTGGCCGTCGCGGGAGCATTTACATGGACACAGACCAGTTAACTCAGAATTACAAGCAGCAGTTACAAAACCTTTTGCCGCCCGGTCCTGCATGGAGTGATAACGATCCACTTCAGGCAGGGCTGGCGCCAGCCTTCGCAGCAGTACATGAGCGTGCTAATGACCTGGTGCGTGAAAGTGATCCACGACAAACCGTGGAATTACTTGAACGCTGGGAAACTGTTTCCGGGTTGCCCGATTCCTGCTCTGTGCCGGGAGTTGATACGCTGGAAGAACGGCAGCGGCGACTAAATTCAAAAGTTAATGCTGTCGGCGGTATTACAGAAGATTTTTATTTGTCAGTGCTCGCGGATATAGGATATTCGGACGCTACAATAACAACCTTTGGCGGCGATAACTTCAGGTGCACATCACATTGTAATGATTCGCTTCACGATGAAATGTCTAATTTTGTTTGGCGGGTTAATTTCACTGAAGAAACGAAAGTATTCTCTATGACCTGTGATTCAAAATGTAATGAGCATATTCGAACGTGGGGGAATACCGTTGCTGAATGCGTAATGAATAAATTATGTCCTTCCCACACTGAGGTTATATTTAGTTATCCGTAGGAGTAAAAATGCATCGTATTGACACCTCGACCGCGCAAAAAGATAAATTTGGCGCGGGTAAGAATGGGTTTACTGACGGCAACCCGCAGACGGGAACGCAATCAACTGCGTTAAATGCGTCGTTTTTCGATACAGTCCAGGAGGAAGTTTGCGCCGTTATTGAAGATCAAGGTATTACACTGGATTCTGATAATAACGGGCAGTTGCTTGAAGCCATAAATAAAAAAATAAATAGCGCAATTGATGAAATACCAGGCGCACCCGTAACCAGCGTAAACGGCGAGACGGGCGCAGTGCAGCTTAATGCCACTGATGTGGGGGCGGTTGCATCAGTCAATGGTGCCAAACCCGATGCGAGTGGCAATGTGGTAATTTCCATCCCTTCGCAGTCTGTCAGTAGCGTAAACGGCAAGACGGGTGCCGTGCAGCTTACTGCCGCTGATGTTGGCGTCACGATGGATTCTGTCGGCACTAATCAATATGCGCTTTCGACGAACGGTACCGCGCGAGTTATTGGAGTTGGCGGCATTGCAGGTAACAGCAATGATGTAACAGTGACGCTTGGTCGCAGTTTCCCGGCTGCAATCGTCGCTATCGGCGGCTCATTTTCGGGGAGTGGAGGGCAGGATTCAGACTCTTGGTGGACTGCAACGATCGTGAATTCCGGTTCATTCACACTGCACAGCAGAAACTCTAGCGGCACATGGTCATTCGTTATTTTAGGGCGTTAATCATGAATAGAAAATATTTTAGCAATTCAACACATTGTTTTTATTGGGAAGAAGATAAGCCAGAATTTGATGAACTAGGTACCTGGCCTGCTGATGCATTGGAGGTATCAGAAGATGACTGGAAGTTATACCAGGGCGTTGCCCCGCAATGGAAATTACCTGCCGTTGATGATAATGGGGTAATGTTTTGGATCGACGATCCGTCAGTTAATGTCTCTGCAGCTATATTGCAGTGGAATACAGAACGACGTGATGAACTACTGCGCAAAATTGCTCAAAGAGCTTTTCCGCTGCAGGCCGCCGCTGCTATGAAAGCGGCGACCGATGAGCAGAAAGCAGAACTAAAAAATTTACAGGCATACGCTGTTAAGTTGTTGAACATGGAAGATCTGGCGGATCCAGAACCTGTCTGGCCACAAATTATTGATTGAATGTATCGCTCGATTTAGAGCTTAAACCGAGCTTTTCTGCAAGCCTGTGAAGTGTTGATTCGGGCACTGTTTCGGATGCGAAAGCGATAAAATCAGGCCAGTTACTATTCACAAATCCTGCAAGTAATTCCATTTCTAAATCCGTGAACTGCATTTATTTTGCCTCCATACAATTAAGGGTAAAAAAGTATCGATGGCTGCAGTTCAATTCAAATGGTTATGAGCGATCAATTTCTTCGGATTGATCGCTAAAATCGATCGTATTTTGATTTATTGTGCTTACTTCACTAATTTCATGAATGATATGTCATCATTCATTAGTTGGGCATATAAAAGCGAGGCTTTATGTCACTGACTATAACAATTGCGGGTACTTACTATGACCCGGAAGGCAACATATTGCCGGGCAAAACAATTACGTTTGAATCTCTTTATAACTCGTCGCAGACTCAACTTAAAAACAAAGTGCAATTAGTAACTGATGAATCGGCCAATTACTCAATTTCACTTGTTCCTAATTTTTATAATGTCTGCGAGATTGATGCAAAAGGACGTTCAAAATGGCTTGGTAATATTCAGATCTTCGCAGATAGTCCGACCGGCACTCTTAACGAGTACTTGACTGCTTTCAAAGTCGATCAAGCACAGCCAGGTATATTAGCTGAAATGGAAGAGATTCTGGAGGAAACAAAGAATGTAGCAGAGGAAATGGAAGATGATCTTGATGTTGGAAACATAGCATATTTAAATAAAGAAAATAGGTTCACAAAATTTTCGTTTTTTGAAGGGTATTCTGTATTTGATTATAATGTAAGTTTTAATAAGCGAGTAGATGTAGAAAGCGACATATTTATTAAAGGAGCGATAACTCGATTCAGCACTCCGGTAAGTAATCCACCTGAGTTTTTATCTGGTATTGCAATTTATGGCACAGCACAGTATATCCTGGATTGGAAAGATAGAGGTAGCGGTGGCCTGACATTTAGTAGTGGCGTTGATGATGTTGGTGGTATCTTCCCAACTTACAACAACAGAACAACTCATTTAGTCAAAAATACCCTGGCTAATAAGCTGCTAATAGAAATGGAAAATGCAGATAAGGATGGTTTAAAATTTAAAGGGAGCGACGGGCAGGAATATACTATTTTGCATACTGGAAATTCAGACGGTGGGGGTGGGACTGCAATAACAGTAAACAATATACCACCCGATGATAATGGCAATATTCGCACGTATGGGAAGTATGTATCTTACTTTGATGGGATAAATACATTTACTCCCATTGTTGAAGGTATCGATACAGAATTTGTTTACATGAGCGCGAGCCGTGAAGGGGGAAAACTAACCCTCGACTTGAGTACTTTTGAGCAAAAAGCATCATATATTTACCGTCTTCGCGTTGAGTTGCTTGCGCAAGTTGGTTATAGCACCGGCATCACACTTTCGATTACAGGGGTGAGCCAAATATGGGATACGGACGGGGTACGCAAAGCACCAGTGGACAGGATTTACCCTGCGGGTTTGACGGTCATCGACATCTGGCGAGTGACAAGTTCGAGGATACCGATCGTTAAAGTCGTTTACTCTGGTGTATAATGGATTTGTTACACTTTTTTACATCCAGAAAAAAGCCAGACCGCAAGATCTGGACTTAATTAGAAGTGCACGTGCAATTCACGTGCATTTTTTGTCCTTTCTCGGTCTGCGCACTGTCTGGTCAGTGTCGGTAAGTGGCTGTTTTAATTGCCTCTGTCCTGTTACAGTCCTGTTAAAAGTGGTGGAGCTGGCGGGAGTTGAACCCACAGCTTTTATTGCACCGATTGCAGCTTGTCCTTGGAACAAGATGAAAAATTTTGGTTTCGGTTAGAGTAATTTTTTAAGGCTTCACAATTCGAAAAAATTTCCCTCAATATCACCCTCATAGGGCATGAATAGGAAATTTATCTTGATCAAAAACATCACTAAAACTACTGTATATAAAAACAGTATTTGAGGTGTGCAACATGGAATTTATCAGGCCAGCAGAACTGCGAGAAATTATCGCGCTTCCACTTTTCAGTGACTTAGTGCAGTGTGGTTTCCCAAGCCCAGCGGCTGATTACGTTGAACAGCGCATCGATCTCAATGAGTTACTTGTTGCTCACCCGAGCTCAACGTATTTCGTCAAAGCTGCCGGCGACTCGATGATTGAGGCCGGGATCAGCGACGGCGATCTGCTGGTAGTGGATAGTTCCCGGACTGCTGAGCACGGTGACATTGTCATAGCCGCGGTAGAAGGGGAGTTCACTGTGAAGAGACTGCAGCTGCGCCCGACAGTCCAGCTCATTCCGATGAACAGCGCTTACTCACCGATCATTGTCGGTAGCGAGGACACGCTCGATGTGTTCGGCATCGTGACTTTCATCGTTAAATCGGCGAGCTGAACATGTTTGCGCTCTGTGATGTGAATTCGTTCTACGCATCATGCGAGACGGTATTTAGGCCAGATCTGAGGGGGCGACCAGTGGTAGTTCTCTCGAACAACGATGGCTGTGTAATCGCACGCAGCGCCGAGGCCAAGGCCGCTGGAATTACCATGGGGGAGCCATTCTTCAAGCAAAAGGAGCTTTTCCGTCGCGCTGGCGTTGTTTGCTTCAGCAGCAACTATGAGCTGTATGCTGATATGTCGAACCGGGTAATGACGACGCTCGAGGAAATGAGCCCACGAGTCGAAATTTACAGCATTGACGAGGCCTTTTGCGATCTGACAGGTGTGCGCAACTGCCGGGACCTTACCGAGTTCGGCAAGGAGATCCGCGCTACGGTTCTGAAGCGTACGCACCTCACCGTTGGAGTTGGCATTGCCCAGACAAAAACACTCGCTAAACTGGCCAACCACGCCGCAAAGAAATGGCACCGGCAGACGGGCGGTGTAGTGGACCTGTCAAATGTCGATCGGCAGCGCCGACTCCTTGCCCTGGTACCAGTTGAGGACGTATGGGGCGTCGGTAGGCGTATCAGCAAGAAGCTCAACGCTATGGGCATCAAAACAGCTCTGGATCTCTCTGAGCAGAGTACCTGGATTATCCGCAAACACTTCAACGTCGTGCTGGAAAGAACAGTGCGCGAGCTGCGTGGCGAACCATGCCTCGAACTGGAAGAGTTTGCACCAGCAAAGCAGGAAATTGTCTGCAGCCGTTCGTTCGGTGAACGCGTTACCGAGTACGAACAGATGCGCCAGGCCATCTGCAGCTATGCGGCGCGTGGCGCAGAAAAGCTTCGCTGCGAGCATCAGTACTGCCGCTTTATCTCTGCGTTCGTGAAAACCTCACCATTCGCGCTTAATGAACCGTATTACGGTAACAGCGCTTCAATGAAGCTTCTCACCCCCACACAAGATTCCCGCGACATCATCAACGCCGCGGTAAAGTGCCTGGAAAAAATCTGGAAAGACGGACACCGGTACCAAAAAGCTGGCATTATGCTTGGCGACTTCTTCAGCCAGGGCGTGGCCCAACTCAATTTATTTGACGAGAATGCGCCACGCGCAGGAAGTGAAAGGTTGATGGAAGTACTGGATCAACTGAATGCGAAAGATGGAAAGGGCACGCTCTACTTTGCCGGACAGGGTATACAGCAGCAGTGGCAGATGAAGCGCGATATGCTTTCGCCAAGGTATACTACAAGGTTCTCGGATTTACCTATCGTTAGTTGAAATGCTAATATCGCATGATGTATTTTACATGTATTTCAACTGGTTATGATGAGGTAGGTAATGAATGAGTGGATGTTAAAGGATGAACTGTGGAAAACAATTGTTGCAGCCTTGCCTGTGATTGCCGCCTTGTGGAAAACCTGCCAGTATATTTATCAATTTTTACGAAGCGGAAAAATAGTAAAGCTTCGAAATTATTATAAAGAATATGGCGACCATTTGGGAAGTGAAGATAAAAAATTTATCACTAATCTCTTAAGAAAAAAAATAATGACCCAACTGATTGGTATATCAAATGATAATACAAGGAATAAACTGCTGTATATCGCTAACAGGTGCGATTTGAATTTAACAAAAAGAAGATTGGTGAACTTGAGTCGGTATTTAAAATACAATGGTAAATATTTTTACTTTTCAATTGATAAAAGTTACAAGAAAAAGCGAGCTATGGCTTGGGGAGCCTCGGTAGGGTATCTTGCATATGCTCTGGCTCCGGTGAAAATTTATTATGATGGTGCGCTAACTACTCCACAAGTCCTGATGCTTTTTTTCTTCTCAGTTGTTTGTATTTTTCTGTCTTTTTTCTTAATGGGAGCATATCCAAGTGCGAAAACGATTCAAGGGTTGAATGGTAAAATGTTAAAGGTTGAGGGTTCAAAGTATATTGATCGATAGTAGGTTTCTTCTTTGAAATATCTATCGAATGATTTTATGTATTAACTCACGGCCTTGATTTTTTGGATTACCAACGGCACACGTCACGGCGTGCCAGATGAACTTGTCGGCGGGCACTGCTCCGTCGGCAGCTATCTCTTCCGCTTCTTTCCCTCCTACATCCTGACGCATCCATTCGCGTGCTGCTTCCGGTGACAGAACAAGCGGCCTGCGATCATGAATATCCACCAGGCCTTTGTCGGCTGCAGACGTCACGATGAGAAAACCTTCTGCTTCATCGCCGCGCTCGAATGGCGTGCTGCCGATCGCCGCCATGAATATCGGCTGGCCGTCGGCACGGTGGATGAAGTAGGGCTGTTTCTTGTCGCCTTCTTTCTTCCACTCAAACCATCCATCAGCGAAGCAGATCGCCCGGCCGTGCTGCCAGAGAGGTTTGAACATTCTGCTGGTGGCCGCCGTCTCGACGCGCGCGTTAATAAGCGGCGCCTTATCCCACCACCCGGGCGCGTAACCCCAGAAAACAGGATCGAGGTGCACCTGCTCGTCGCGTTCGCTCAGAAGCAGAACTTTGGTACCGGGCGCGACATTGTAACGTCCAATCGGTTCCGGGTCATATGCGATGTCGCGATCGCCTTCGTCGGCCAGGTATGCCAGATATTCTTCACGGGTTTGGGCTTGTGCAAAACGTCCACACAT